CTTCCTGTGCCCATGGGAGAATGGCACGGGCTCTATGTCGAGATGAAGACCCAGGGTGGCAAAGCCTCGCCCGAGCAACTGGAATGGCACGCCGCCCTGCGCTCCAACGGCTACCGCGTGGAGCTCTGTGTTGGCGCTGATGCGGCGTGGAAAGTCATTTGCGAATACCTGGGCCTGGCCCAAACGCTCCGCGCTTAGAAAAAGGGGAGGAGAACGGTGAGCCAAGGGGAAATGTTGTCCACCTGGAAGGTCATCACGGAGAAGGTTGGCCTTTCCGAAAACACGATTCGCAAGCTCATCCGGGATGAGGGTTTCCCGGTGCAATTTCTTGGCCGCACCCCGGTAACGACCATGGATCAGGTCATTTCGTGGCTTGATCGTCGTCTTGCGCAGCAAAAAGCGAAAACCTGTCAATAGCCTTTCTTGCCCTTTTAAACCTCACCAGGGCTCACCAGGGCTCAAATTAGAAAATCGTCCAATACGTGGGGTTAGCCTCGGCTCATCACCCCGGCCCGAGCCGGGAAGGGGGCCGATATGAGCGCACCACGAGGCATCAGGAACAACAACCCCGGAAACATCCGCCATTCCTCCACGAAATGGGTTGGCGAAGTCAAAGGCTCCGATCCGTCGTTCAAGACTTTCTCCAGCCCGGTCTTCGGCATCAGGGCCATGGCCAAGCTGCTGGGCAATTACCAGCGGCTCTACGGCCTGACCACCATCCGCAAGATGATTTCCCGTTGGGCTCCCCCCAACGAGAACGACACCCAAGCGTACATCGCCCACGTGTGCCAGGGTTCCGGGATCGGCCCCGATGACGAGGTCACGCCGGATTATTTCCCGAAGATCATCCCCCCCATGATTTCCATGGAGAACGGCCAGCAGCCCTACGGCGAAGACGTGATTGCCAAGGGATGTCGTCTGGCCCGGGTGGAGTGATGCGCGCCTGGCTCCAACATCACCTCAACGCCGTGCACGTGCGCTGCATGCTCTACCGGGCCTCCGACTGGATATCCATGGTCTGGGAGCGTGTGGCGCATCCGCTGCTTTACGGAGGGCACCGTGGGTAAGCTCGTCGCCAAATACGGCTGGAAGACCGTCACCGGCTGTATCGTCATGGCCGCCGGCCAGATCATGCAGACCATCCCCGCAACCGCGCCCTACGCGCCCGTGGCCACCGCCCTGGGGACCGTCCTCGGCGGCGTCGGCATCCGGGCCGCTATCGCCAAGCTGGCCGAATCGGCCAAGGAGACACCCGATGCGTAAGCTCGTCTCTCTCGTCGTCAGCATGTTGTTGCTCGCTTCCCTGGCCTTGGCCGGGTGCGCCGCCACGAACGGGGCCGGAACATCCTCCGCCGGTCCCGGGGCTGGCCAGGAGATCAGCGTCACGGACGCCCTGACACAGGCCAGGGGGGCCGCCACCGCCCTGGCCACACTGGCCCAGACCTCGCCCATGGATGACGCCACCAAGGCGCAGATGGCCAATTACTCGGCCTGGGCCAATTTCGCCCTGCAGGCTGCTGGCATCATCGCCCCGGTGGTCGAAGCGGCCGTGGGAGCGGGAAGCTAAGACCGTGGAACTCCTCGCCCCGGAGGCATACCGCGCCGCTTCGCGTGCTGAGATTGAGGCCCGTACCAATGGTTGCGGGCCTCAGGGCTGGCGCGGAGACATCGTGGCGGACCTGGATTCCCTGGCCGGCCTCGACATTTCCGAGCCGTGCCGCGTGCACGACTGGATGTACGGCATCGGGGGAACTTTCGAAGAACGTCTGACGGCCGACATCATGCTCTATCTCAACATCGCCGCCCTGGTGTTGCGCACTGGAGGTCCGCTTGCTCCGGTTCGGATGGCCGGCGCTGCAGCCATGTACGTTGCGGTAAGAGCCGGTGGCGCGGCGCATTGGCAGGAGGCGGCCTAAGTGGGCGGGGATGACATTGATGATCTGTGGAGCGCGGTTAATGAACTGCGATCGTCTGTGTCTGAACTTACTGCTTTGGTCCGTGAGGTCCGGGCCATGCTTTCCGAGCGTTGCGATGTCAGGGCCAAGCGTCAGGAAGATTTCGAAGCCCGCCTTCGTGTCATCGAACATCGCGTGTGGTGGGCTTCTGGGGCGGCTGCCGTGGTCGGAGTCGTTGCAGGCTGGTTGGCGAGGCATGTGTGATGGCCAGGCGTAAGGGTGTCCCCGAAAAATTCACGGCCGACAAGCGGGCCAAGTTCCTGGCGCACCTCGCCCAGTATGGCTTTGTGACCAGGGCCGCCAAGGCCGCCGGCATCCATCGGGACACCGCCAGGGACACCTACGACAATGATCCGGCCTTCCATAAGGCCTGGGATTCTGCGTTGTCCGAATACACCGAACGTCTTGAGCAGGAGGCGGACCGCCGGGCCTACAAGGGCACGCTGCGGCCCGTATTCCACAAGGGTGAGAAGTGCGGCGTGATCCGCGAGTTCTCGGACACCCTGCTTATTTTTCGCCTCAAGGCCCTGCGCCCCGAGGTCTACAAGGATCGGTCGGAATCGACCGTCAACGGCAACGTCACCGTGGAGATCGTGCGTTTTGGACAGGGTCAGGATTCCAAATAGCTGGGTCCCAAGGGCCTATCAGCTTCCGCTGTGGTCCGCCCTGGAGGGTGGCTGCAAGCGGGCTTCCGTCGTTTGGCATCGTCGTGGCGGCAAGGATTCGCTGTCCCTCAACTGGACGGCCGTGGCGGCCCATGAGCGCGTCGGCGTCTACTGGCACATGCTGCCGACCCAGAAGCAGGCCCGCAAGGTCGTATGGGATGGCATCGACAAGAATGGCCGGCGCATCATCGATCAGGTCTTTCCCGAGTCCATCCGGGCCGGCTCCAACGCCACGGAAATGAAGATTGAGCTCAAATGCGGCTCCATCTGGCAGCTGTGTGGATCGGACAACTACAACGCGCTGGTTGGCGGCAACCCGGTTGGCGTCGTTTTCTCGGAATGGTCCTTGGCCGATCCGGCTTCCTGGGACTTCATTCGCCCGATCCTGGCCGAGAACGGCGGGTGGGCCATGTTCATCTTCACACCGCGCGGCCGCAACCACGGGTGGACGCTGCACAACATGGCGTCCCTGGACTCCAAATGGTTCGCCCAGCTGCTCACGGTCGAGGACACCGGGGCCATCCCCCTGGAGGCCGTGGAGGATGAGCGCAAGGCGGGCATGTCGGAAGAGATGATCAACCAGGAGTTCTACTGCTCGTTCGAGGCCCCCATGTTCGGGGCCTACTACGCGCAGCAGATGGCCCAAGTGGACAGAGAAGGCCGCATCTGCCGCATCCCGGTGGAACAGGCCATCCCCGTGGACACCTACTGGGACCTGGGGGTGCGCGACTGCACAGCCATCTGGTTCTTCCAGCAGGTGGGGCATGAGGTCCGGGCCATCGACTACTACGAGGCCTCGGGCGAAGGCCTGGCCCACTACGTCCAGGTGCTGCAGTCCAAGGGCTACGTCTACGGTGACCACTGGGCTCCTCATGACATCCGCGTTCGGGAGCTCGGCACGGGGAAGTCCAGGCTTGAGATGGCCCAGGCCCTTGGCCTGCGGTTTCGCGTTGTCCCCGACATAGGCCTCATGGATGGCATCAACGCCGTCCGTTCCGTGCTGCCCAAGGTGTGGTTCGATCAGGACCGCTGTTCCAGGGGCATCGAAATCCTTCGTCAGTACCGCAAGGAATGGGACGAGGACCACAAGATTTTTCGTGACAAGCCCCTCCATGACTGGACCAGCCATGGCGCGGACTCGTTTCGCATGTTCGCTGTTGGGTTCCAGGACCGGTCGCTTCGAGGAAAATACTTCGGCGACCAGGGCCGGGCAAATTCCGAATACCAGATGTTTTCGTGAGGTGGAACATGGCAGGCGGCACAATGAACATGGGCATGGGGACAGGCGGAAGCGTGGGCGATGCCAATGGGCTCATGGACCCGCTTTATGCCGGGCAGACCAGGGCCACTGCTTACAACATGGCGGTGACCACGCTCCCTTCCGCGCTGCAGTCGTACCAGACGGACCATACCGCCGCTGATGGCACGAACGACATGGACCCTGATTTGATTCAGCGGGCCATGCGTTACGTGATGAACATGCCGCTGGAAACGCAATACTACGAGACAGGCCCGGACTCGAGCAACCCCAATGGCGGGTACGTCTCTGTCAAGCCCATGTCCTATTCCAGCCGGGAGCAGA